AATTGGAACAACATGATGCTACAACGTTGGACGGATCATGAAGGTAATGAACATAGAGTATTAGATGACTATTCAAGAAATGTTACACTTTGTGATTTAACTGCACAACCTGCAGAAATTAAAGAATTAATAGGACAAACTATTGCAGATGGTATTTCTGCAAGTAAAGACATTTCTCAGGTAGGTGTACGTTTAGTAAAATTTGCAAGCAGTTACGATCTTAATAAGATTACTGAACAAGCAGAAACATATGCTAAACCTTTGAATGCAAGATACGGGAGAGTATAATGGAATTTGAATTTAAAGCAAAACAGTTAGTTCCAAATAAATTTTGGATTGTACAAGATCATGGACGCAAGGTAGGAACACTAGCAAAAGAAAAAGAAGGATTTATTCTTGTTACTCCTAGGGATAAGATTAAATTTGAAAACGTAGAAAAAGTTTACGAAACTTTCGGACAGGATTTCTTCGAACAAACAGTAAAGAAAAAAACAAAAGATACAAAAGTTTTAGAAGTTCATGGGTATCCAACAAGTACACCTGCATATAATCCTTTACTAGATGTGCAGAACAATCTTCCTTTATACAGCAAAAGTAGAAAATCGAAAAGTTTATACTGTGCAGGTTACTACACAATTAGATTTGCTAAAGGTTGGGTAAAAAGTTTTTGTCCTAAACTTATTACACTGCAAAGATATGAATACAAAGGTCCTTTTACAACAGAACTAGAAATGCGTCAGGTACTAGCAAATGTCTCGAAATCCAGTTAATACACTTCCAATAGAAAACTTTTTACAGGCCGCAAAAGTTGCAGGTAAAACACAACAACGTGAACTTAAACTAGATGCTAAACAGTATAAAGACCTAGCAGATAGTTTAAGTATGGTGCTTGCAAGACTTGTAGAACTGCAAGATACACGCCTACAACAACCACAAGAGGTTAGTGTAGATGTTAAAATGGACGGCGGAAACTTCTAAATTTTCGATAAATAAGTACGTAGTTAACTTAAAGGAATTACGTACAATGAGTAGACCAAAACCAACTATCTTGTTGGAATATACCGACAAGAACACATATAGAAAAGAAGAAGTACTAGATGCTGAAGCAATCTGGGCGGTCTTTTATCAGGGTAAACCTTTCAACCTAAAAAGTTCAAATTCTATTTCGCCAACACCCGGTCCTAAATACAAGAAAACAAGTTTTAGCAATCCAGGCCACGCTTTGAACCTTGCTAAAAAATTAAATTTAACCTTTAAGACTGAAGGTTTTGAAGTTTATAAGTTAACAAAGGGCGATAAAATTTAATAATGGATATTAAAGAAGCATACACCAAAACCTTCATGGTAGGTGCTGGTGAACAAGATACATCAGATCAAGAGATTAAGAAAAATTATATGCTTTGGTGGCAAAACACAAGAGCAAAAGGCGATGCAGGTTTGCGTTTAACCAAAGATGGATTCGAATATGCTGTTGAACGTGCAGATCTACAAACCTACGAAATTAAATTTCCCAATGAAATTAAGTTTACTCCTCAGGTATTCCTTTATCTAGACAACTTTATTGATTGTCCGTATTACGTTACAAAGAAAAGAATCTATGTTTTCAGCGAAAAAATGGGTCTACAACTAATGATGTTCGCTGGAGATATCAAACAATACGGTCTTGCTCGTGCTATGGCACAAGAACTAGAAGACTAATCAGTCATTTTGGATAGAATTTTATCCAAAATATAGGAAAAACCGCTTGACATTTTGCTTTGCGATGCTATACTATAGATATAGTTAGAAACAAAGGAGCATAGCAAATGGCACAAACAACTGAAGCACGTACAGTTACACCAAACGAAGCAAAGGCGGCTGTACAACACGCAATGAAACTGAAGCGACCTATCTTTATGTGGGGTCCTCCAGGTATTGGTAAGTCTGACATTATGAGTCAGATTACAAAATCACTTAAAAACGCACATCTTATTGACGTTCGTTTGTCACTGTGGGAACCTACAGACATTAAAGGTATTCCTTATTATGCGGCAAATGATAACGTAATGGCTTGGGCACCTCCAAGCGAACTTCCTGATGAGGAAATTTCTAAGAAATACGAAACTATTGTATTGTTCTTAGACGAAATGAATTCGGCGGCGCCAGCAGTACAAGCGGCGGCCTATCAACTTATTCTAAATCGTAAGGTTGGTACATACAAACTACCAGACAATGTTGTAATTGTCGCGGCAGGTAACCGTGAAACTGATAAGGGTGTAACTTATCGTATGCCGGCACCACTTGCCAATCGTTTTGTACACCTTGAACTACGTGTTGACTTTGAAGATTGGTTGACATGGGCGACAGAAAACAAAATCCACGCAGACGTTGTGGGTTACTTGACTTTCGCTAAACAAGATCTATATGATTTTGATCCAAAGTCAAGTTCACGAGCATTCGCAACTCCACGTTCTTGGAGTTTCGTAAGCGAACTTCTCGACGATGAACTGCCTGAGTCTACACTTACAGACTTAGTTGCAGGTAGCGTCGGCGAAGGCTTGGCAGTTAAATTTGCGGCACACCGTAAGGTTGCGGCTAAACTGCCAAATCCAACAGACATACTTAAAGGCAAGGTTAAGAGTATGGAGACGAAAGAAATTTCGGCAATGTATTCACTAACTGTAAGTATGTGCTATGAACTTCAAGAGGCATTTAAACGCAAGGAGAAGGGTTGGAACACAATGGCAGACAATTTCTTTGGTTTTATGATGGATAATTTTGAAACCGAACTAGTTGTTATGGGTACGCGAGTTGCTATCGCTACTTACAAACTGCCATTTTCGCCAAAGGACCTGAAAAACTTCGATCGTTTCCACGATAAGTATGGCAAGTATGTTCAGGCCGCTATGGCATCCTAACTAACTATAGAGGGGGTCTTCGGATCCCCTCGCTCTTATAGGAATTTTGACAATGATTATTTCAGAAGTTAAAAACATGGTTAGGGTTGGAGAAATAGTTCGACGTATTGATCATGATAAAAAACTGCGTTTCGAATGGGATGAAAACTTTCCTAAAGAAATGCAAAAAGACGAGAGAGG